ATTATACTCTTGATTGCTCAACTCCCTCACTACCTTACCATCTTTCTTTACGGCAATCTTGGCAGTTGTCTGAAATAAAGTTTCATCGATGTCAAAGATGGTTAGTCCACCACCATCCTCAACACTTTCGTTTAGGAATTCGTTAAATGTTTTCATACGGCAAATGAAGAACCACATCCACAGGTTGCTTTAACATTAGGATTTCGAATAGTAAAGTTTGCACCCATTAAACTTTGAGTATAATCTAATTCCGATTCATTCAAATATTGCAAACTTACACTATCTATAATAACTGAAATTCCATCTTTATCAAAGATAAAATCATCTTCAGCAGGAGGTAATTCTTCCAATGAAAATCCATATTGAAATCCTGTGCAACCACCACCCTGAACAAAGACACGCAATTTCAACGATGGGTCTTCCTCATCAATAATAGTTTTGATTTTCTTTGCTGCTTCTGTTGTGATAGTAATCATTGGATATATTTTTCCTTATAATCCTTTATTGCTGCTTTGATTGCATCTTCTGCTAGAATAGAACAGTGTATCTTTACAGGAGGTAGAGCAAGTTCTTCTGCTATATGAGTATTCATTATGAGTGCTGCTTCATCAAGTGTCTTGCCCTTGACCCATTCAGTTACTAATGAGGATGATGCTATTGCTGAACCGCAACCGTATGTTTTAAACTTTGCATCTTCAATAATACCATCATCACTTACTTTGATTTGTAGTCGCATAACATCACCACACGCAGGTGCACCTACCATACCTGTGCCCACTCGTTTTATTTCTTTCGCAAATACGCCAACATTTCTTGGATTCTCATAGTGATCTAATACTTTGTCGGAGTATGCCATTATCCCCTCGTTAAGGTTAATATTTTTTGAATCTGTTTCTCAATGATTGGACCACGATTAGGCCAATGAATATATGGTTGTGTTTGTGACTTTAAAAGATTAGTCAGAAAAGGCATGATAATCTTTTCTACTTGTGCCAATCTTGTTTTATACTCTTCTACAGTTTCATCTTTCTCTGCAATGACTGCATCATACTCGGCTTCATCAACTGTGGTGAATCCAAAGTCATCATCACCATATTCTGCCATAATTTTATTGATATCATATTCCATTATTTACTCCAATTTTTGGCAACATTAAAGTTTTGATGACTGAACTCTAATCGGTCAACCAGTTTCAATGCATTGCCTTTTAGTTTGTCCACAGCAACAAATCCTTCTGGTGCTGTGCTTTTGAATCCATCGTCCGTGCGAACAAATGTACCAATTGACTTGATGGTTTCCAACTTACGAATGATCATGAGTTTTGCTTCAATAATCATATTCATCAAATCAAATATCTGTTTCAACTGTGCAGCATTGGTACGATAGAATCGCATGACTTCCGTTTTCTCTTTGATGCGTTTCTCTTTGGTATCTGCTTTCTTTGCTGCCAATATTTCTTTGTTCAGTTTATCTTCTACCCACTTTAACAACCCATTTACGTGTGCTCTCGTATCACGAATCTCTTGACCTTCACGCACTTTGGTGTTGTTATAGGTTTTGATCTGCATCAGATAAGTTTCGGATGATGATATTCTGTTCAATGTCAGTGCAGGTATTGTGGCAAACAATCTTCCTGCTTGAGATAGAATCGATGTGAGTTCGGCAGTCTCTTGCTCTGTGAACGTGGCAGAACCAGAGGCATCAGTGAATGATGCATCACGAAACCAAACATCTTTTGTTGTTGTTAGATGTCCTAAATCAATATTGAATGATGCTTTCATGTTTTCAATATCTTTACCTGTGTATGATGTATGAAACACCACACCAAGTTGTGCCGCCATCATCATCTTTGCAAGTTTAGTATTTGCTGGCACTGCATATACAATAGTATTTGGTTGAAATATAATATACTCTTCACCATCAATTGTTTCAGATTTCAGATCACTTTTAGTAAACATCATATCACCTTGCAGAATACCTTTAATGCCTAACTTCGGTAGGTATGCAAGTGCAATCTTTAGTTTATTGTTTAGACCTTCTGCTGCATGATTTTCATCGATATCTGCATCAGTATAATTTAGTTTGGCATTCTTGTTGAACACAGATTTTGTACCAACAAAGAACTTACCATTTTCTGGATTTATACCCGCAAAGATAGCAGGTGAACCATCCCACTTTGTGGTAACATTTACTTTGACATCGGAATGACCCGCTAACATATTACGAAGTGAACGAAGGAAGTTGATTGCTTCCCTTGCACCAGATACGCCATTATTCAATACATTATCTTCAAGATGTTCTAGGTGAACATTCTTACCTTCTTTTGCTTCTGTTATGTATTCTAAAAATTTCATTATAGTTGTATTCCCAACTTATCATTTACTTTTGCAAAATACGCCTTATTTCGAAATGCGTAATTACCATTAGTTACAGTATCTTCGGCAGGTACGGTCGAAACCATTTTGAATATTGGAACTCCATCTTTATTCATACCCATTTTGACAATATTCAAATCTTGAAATGTTTGGTTTATAATAAAGTCAAAATTGAAATCTGATGATGCAATAAATTTAGTCATGCCATAAACTACATTCGTACTTGTGTATGAAAGTTTACCCGTTTGATAACCTTTTTTTTCATTTGGTGGAACTTTTGTGCTTTCAATTATAAATTGATTTAAAAAATCTGTGTATGCTGTAGGTTTTGATAAACTCAAATCTGATATTTTAGAATCTTTATTCTTTTCAATTTTTATAGAATCACCTTTAAAATCGACACCTTTAAACATTTTTCGTAATTCTGTTGCGGAAATATCAAATCCTTTAGAGGTAACGCTTTCAGATAACAAATCACCAAAAGCAACAACGATGCCTTCATACATGGCATGATTTGTTAAATTCTCCAAAACTTTAATTTCTTTTTTATATTCTCTAAATTCGTTTTCACGATTCATCAATTTCAATCTTTCAACTACAAGTCCGGGCGCCATAGTATTTGACCCACCAGTTAATGCTTTAGAACTGAAACCGTAATAATGTTCATTTTTAATAAAAAAATCAAAAACTTCATAATTCTGTCGTATTGGGAAAACTATATTTTCAATATCTCTAGTTTTAAGAAATTTAATTGCAAAATAAGGTCCTAAAAGTTCGCCAAAATTTTTGATCAAATCTTCGATTTTTATCTGTTTGCCACTATTACTATACAAATTTTCTAATTTTCTAGCATCAATCTTATTGTCCATAAAATCAATCAAACCTTTAAGATATGATTTAGATCCCTCTGGAATTTTTTTACTTTTTTGTATTTGTGTTTTCAGCGTATTTGAATATTCTTTAATAGGAAAAACCCAAAATTTATCATTTTTTTTCCTGATTAATTGTGGTATATCTTCTGATGGTATGCCATCAAACAAATCTCCAGGTTGTAACATTCCGAGTCCTTTCCATACGGGGTTGACTCAGTATTTATACTTTAAAACCTCCGAACTTATTTTTACTGGTTCTTTCACGTTCACCAAAGGAATTCAGAGGTTTATCGTCTACTTGACCAGCATCCACCAAATCTTCTTGTGCTGACTGTTCTACATCATACAGTTTCATCTTGCCTCTGTCAATACCTATGACAAATCTTTTGAATGTATTTGGATCATTGTATCGATTCTTTAGTTGCTTAACCATTAACTGATTCAACTGCTCCAACTCTTCCGTGCTGACCAGTGCAAACATAAAGTCGGCAGTTGCTGGCAGACCAAAGGACTCACTTGTATCCTCAAGTCCAGGATCGCTGGAGGTGAAGCCGGAACGGGTAGTCTGAGTGGCTGACATTATGGGTACAGAGAACTCGACGGCCAGACCTCTCAATTCTTCGGCAATCGCTTTAATATAAGAGTAACTATTGACATTTGAACCTGGTTTGATCCTAGCACTTGCACAAATGTTAAGATAGTCAATAAAGATGATATCAGGTTTGAAACTCTTCTTTAGTTGCAATTCATTTAACAAGGCACGAAAGTGAAGTGCAGATGCGGCAGCAGTCGGATATTCTTTGATAATCAACTTGCCTTGTGTCTTTACCTTCATTGCAGAGAACTTGCGGTCATAGTCTTGTTTACTGATGGCATGAAGATCAGAAATGTCAATGTTCAAAAGATTGGCATCAATACGTTCAGCAATTCTTTCTTCTGCCATTTCCATTGTGATGTACAATACATTTTGACCTTGAGACAAACATGAACCAGCAACGTGACACATAAACAAAGATTTACCAACACCAGTGCCAGCAAGTGCAATGTTCAGAGTTTTTGTTGGCAGACCACCTTTAGTGATCTTATTGAATATGTCTAGGTCAAATGGAATCTTTGTCTCATGGCGATGATAGAAGTCAAATCGATTATCTGCATCTTCAACATAATCATGACCAACAGACGAATCAAATGATACACCGAGTGCATCACTCAATAGTTGTGGGATAGAACCCTTACTATCTTTGTCGGATTTGTTATCAAGAATCTTTACAGATTGCATGATGGCATTATAGATTGCTTTATCTTGACAAAACTTTTCAGTGTTATCTATTAACCATTCTATATTTGATCTTTCATCTTTCTCAGAATTGATTTTACGCAGTATTTCAATCGAGTCTTGAACTTGTTGCTCGGTTAGTTTTTTAGATTCTGAAAAATTAATTACAAGAGATTCATAGGTAGGAAGATGTTTGTAGTGATTGATATACTCTTCAACCTCTTCAAAGAGTATTTTCTCGGTGTTGTCTGTAAAATATTCTGACTTTATGAAAGGTAAAATCTTACGTGCGTAGTCCTCATTGAATATCAAGTTCTTTATTATTGTCGTTTCCAATCTCTCCATTTTCAACTTTCGATAAGAGTATTTCTGTTAGTATATCACCGAGAATCTCACGAAACTCGGGATCATTTTGCAATTCTTCAACCGTAAATTTACCTTCTTGAATTAGAGTATAGTCAAATTTTAATCGTGCAACTTCCTCTTCTTCTATTATTTGTGCGTGACCATAGTGGTATAAAACTCCAGCATATTTTCCAGTTTTGATTCCCACTGCTGTGGCTTTTCCATCTTCAGAGGGAACCAAATCATAATCTATACTATACAATAGTGTCATCGGTTTCTTCTTCCAAAACTGGATCTTTTCCCATAATGCTGCCATACGTAATCTCATATCGTTTCCTTACATATTCTTTGAACTTCTCACTAGCAAGAATATCATTCCAAAACTCTGCCGTTTGTGTATCATCAAATCGTTTCTTGTCGCCAATCTCACCCGTCTCTTGATCAACTTTTGCATACCAACCATTTGATGGTTTACTTACAAAGTTACCTTCAAGTGCAATGTCCATCAGACCAGAATACTTTTGAATACCACCATCAAATGAAACTGCTACAGGTATCTTAGACTTCTCACGAACGAATCGTGACTTCTCAACGTTGATGATGAAGTTATAACCTGTAATTTCTGTGCCGGTCTTTTCTTGCTGACGACCAAGAATCCAAATCGTATCTGCCGAATAATACGAACCTGTACCACCACCAACGATGTCTCTAGGATACAAACCAATCTCTTTGTATGTGTGATTCACAACAACCATTGGAATGTCTTTGATGGTCAAGTGTGGTGTGACCATACGAAACAACGACTTCATTTGTTTGGCACGACTCATATCTGCTACAGTCTTACCTTCTGTGGCATCATCAACTTCTTTCTTTGATGCTAGATTACCAATCGAATCAAGAATGATAATAACTTTATCGCCTTTTGCAATCTGCTGCAACTGAACCATTATATCATGTTTTAACTGCTCAACGTCGGTAATAGGAGTATGCAACACCCGATTGGTATCAATATTGAATGTATCGAAATAAGATTGAGGAGTCCCAAACTCGCTATCATAAAATAGAATAACGGCATCTTTGTATTTCTCCAAGTATGCAGATGCCATCAACAAAGCAAATGCAGTTTTAAAGTGTTTTGATGGACCAGCAAACATGGTCAGACCAGGTGTCAGACCACCGTCCAAATTACCAGATAGTGCTACGTTAACCATAGGCACACCAGTTTGTATCATATCTTTCTCAGTAAAAAACTGAGATGATGCAAGGATCGAAGTCTCTTTAATTGTCGATGCCTTTTTTAACTTGTCAAGAACGCTCATCTATATCTCCAATGTCAGCAATGTTATCTTTCCGTATTACTTGATGTTTATCATCTACTAAGAATGATTCTATACTAGGAGTATCATCCTTGTCAATCTTTTTCTTTCTTACTGCCCTTTTAATTTTAGGTTTAACTCTTTCTTCTTCTATTCTGCGATACGTTTGATTAGCAGCAATCAACAACAAAACTGCCAGTGGATCAAACACCACAATAATAACAAAGATTACTAACCTAACCGCTTTATCAATCAAGTCACGGTCTTGTGTGCCATAAACTACATCTGCCACATATTTTATAGGCCCCAAGTCTGATTCAGCCTTTTTGATTTCCAAGGAGATAGGAGACTTTTCTTCCGTAATTTTCTGTATTTCGGTCTGCGCCCTAGCAATCTCATCAGCCGCTCGTAGGCGCTCCTTCTGTTGGGCTTTGCGGATTTGGTTCGACCTCTCAGCCCCCCTTTCGTCCGCCGAGCGTGCCATGACTTGGTCGACAGCCGCATCCAACTGGAGAACATTTTTGCGATTAGTTTCGATGGTCTCTTTAAGCGTTTTGATCTTCTCATCATAAATAAATTCCTTTTCAACCAATGGTGTAATACCAGTAGAATGCTCAATGTGTGCTTTTGATAGATAACCAAAGATACCCATCGATGTAATTGCCATGAGTAATATAACTGCAATCAAAAAATATACTTTCAATGCAGAGAATGTTTCTTTCCAGTTATTGTATAACCAAGATACTGTTACCAATTTTGCTGCTTCAAGTACCGAACCCATAATGATAATAGGCCAATATGAACCTGGAAATATCTGTGCAAGACCAATGACGGAATAATATGCTGCAATACCAGACAGAGCAATTGCAGTAATAAATGGTAGAATGGCGTTTATCATGGATTTCGTTTATTATGTGGTACATCAAACACTAATGTAATACGTACCTCATCTCCTATGTTTTTAGCGGAATGTTCAAGTTTATTGTTGAACCAAAACAATGTGCCAGGTTCAACAATAAAACTCTCATCTCCTACAGTATACATGTATCGACCCTGTATTGACAAGTGATATCTGTCTTTAGTGAGGTAATAAGTACCAAAGTCAATATGTTTACCAACTTCACCATCAACAGGTAATGAAAGAAACGCACACCGTTTGAAATCTTTGAAGTTGCGTTTCATAAAAGCAATTGCTTCGGTGTGGCGATAATATGCTGGTGCTGGTGTACAACCTTCAGAATCAAATACATAATCGTCAGGTTTATCGATTGTACCAATTACCAGTTGAAGCACACCACTTTGACTTATATAAACATCAGGATCAAGAACTGTGGCGTTTTCAAGTCCCTTCTGATAATTCCAATCGGATGCATGTTCTTCCAACTGTTTCTTTATCTTAGAAACGTTAATGCCAGTTTTAATTATACGAATGTTTTTCATCCAAAAAAACTTTCTAGTGTAGATTGTTTCTCAGTTTCCCATCCAATAGAAACAAGAATGATTTTAATTGGATCAAGAAATGTTTTTTCAAACTGCAAGTCATAATCAATATAATTTTGCAGACCCAACTCTTTTGGCAATCTTGATGGATAAGATACCACTGAGTCTTTAAAAGGGTTCGGTGTTTTCAGATAAGTGAATTTAATCTTTTCACCTTCTTGAATCAATTGATACTTGGTCGTCAGACCATGTTGTTTTAGAAAATGATTATATAGTATCGCACCCTTCACATGAATCGGTGTGCCTTTTTTATATAGTGTAGCAGAATCAGAATATTCTTTCAAACCATTCATACCTCGAGGAAAAGATATCTCTTCAGCAGGCAATAAATTGAATTCTTCTTTGAATTCAGCAATAAACTTCTGCACCGTTAATTCATCTGTGGTAACAATCAATTTAATAAGTTGCTTCATCTTCTCACGCACAGCCGCAGGTGTGGAAGATTTTACCATCTCTAGACCCATCACCTTTAGATGAGGTTCATTATATTGAACACCTTCATTATTATATACATTGAGAATGTAACGTTTCTTGGCAGTCCAGATACCTTTATCTGAAAGACCTTCACGTTTCATAATCATCTTTTGGTCAAACGCATGTACATATTCAGCAAGTTCTTTATAACTCTCATCAATAAACGGTTGAATTTTATCTTCACAGACTTTATCCATGAAGGAGATAATTGCTGAAGTTTCCTTTCCTTTTTTGTAGACGCTATTAACCAACGGGCCAAGGTTGAGATAAATCGAATCTGTGTCAGAGGCGATAACATAGTCTTTCTCAGTTTTTAATATATTGTTTAGATATTGGTTTAGTTTGTTTTCAATCCAACGAATTGATAATTGACCAGCGGTAGTAACAGCAAGTGCCAAACGTAAATCATAGAATCTAAAATACTGTGAACCCATGGCACCATAAGCGGAGTTCAAAGTAACTTTCTTTGCCAACTGTAGATTGTTGTATCGTGCAATCAGTTTTTCAATTTCAAACTTTTTTGTCGGATCACTTTCATTCTCATAATCTTGCTGCGACTTCAGCATCAACTTTTTAAACTTCTTTCGATCCTCATACATTTCTACCATCATCTGTGGCAGAAAACCTTGTTCAGTTGTATGAAAGAACTGGCCATTTGGAGTAATCGTAACATCTTTTAAGTTACTGGTATCCAATCGCTTGTTCAATAACTTTTCCACATTTGCTTGTGAAGATAGTGAACTCATTTCATCATTATAATCTTCAGTCTCAATCAAAGTTTCTGGTGAAATATTATATTGAATGATCAAATGTGGATACAGAGAATTCAAGTCAAACGATGCAACCCAATCATGCATACCAATCTGTGGATCTTTAACATATGCACCCTCGAATGCTTCACTTTTCTTCTGTGCAATACGAGGTGGTATAATAATCTTTTTCTCCAAAAGGTGATTATAGATTAGTGCATCCCACATGCGAGTTTGAGCAAACACATCTTCAAAGTTGGTCTTGGTATCATATGCAAGAGTAATCGCCAATTCAATCAACTTCAGTTTATCTTCAAGTTTAACAATCAGTTCGGCATCTTTGATGTTATACTCAATAAACTTTTGATAATTAAGTTTGTATAACTGGTGAAGATTATCATATTCATCATACGACAGTTTAGTTTCACCAAGTTCTACGTTGGCAATAGAATCTAGTTTATATGATTCTTGTGAATTACCACCAGGTGCATACCAACGATAGAGTTCAATATAGTCAAGTGCTGAGATACCGACAATCTCATGAATCATCTGCTCCTTACCTTTGAATGTAGCATTTCGTGTAAAGGTTTGTCCCCACGGAGATAATTTCTTTACGCTATCCTCGCCAAGTAAACGTGAAAACCTATTGATAAGATAAGGTATATCAAAAAACTTGATATTCCAACCAGAGATGATATCAGGATAGTTATCTGACCAATCAACAAGGAACTTTTTACAAAGATCGATTTCATCACGGCACTCCACATAATTAACAGATTCATTTTGATTATCAAACTTACCACAACCATACACCGTAGTACCACCATTTAATTGGCGAACGGCAATAGCAGTGATTGGTTCAGTTGCTTTGTATGGATCAGGAAATCCATTCTCTGAACCAACTTCAATATCGATTATAGCAATTGATAGATGAGAAATATCCCAATCAACGATGCCTCTATGATTGTCGGCGATAAATGCATATTCATAACGTGTATTGCCAAAGATTTTAAAATTTGAAACATCTCCATATCTCTTTACAAAATCACGTGCCTCACGAACATTCTCAAACTTCATTGGCTCAAGAGGTTCATTGAATAGCGTTTTATACTCGGAAGGTTTTTTAGCAGGCAAAAACAACGTCGGAGAGTAAGATATTTTTTCTTTTACTCTCCGACCGTTACTTACACCACGGAACAAGACATGATTGCCTTGTACGACAACATTAGTATAATATTTTGACATTCATAGTTTTCGTTATAGTCTTAAACCAGCAGGTGCAATTTCAATACCACTGCCGAACATTTTATTGTATTGATTTAGTATATCAATAACTGGTGTGGTTACGCAAATTACATCTTCTTTTTTAATTACAATACCAGTTACAAACTCTTCAGCAAATGCAAGATAAGGTGCAAACCCAATACCACCTTGGTCTTTATTACTTTGTGGTGGAACAGAAATTATCTGAACTGGATTTTTTATATTTAGATTAAAATCGTCAGTATATTCCAGTGAACAGAGAATTGTTTGTTGTGTTTTAAACGTTACGCATTTTATTTGACTCATATGGACACTTTCATAGAAGATTCGAGGACATCAATAGTCACCCATTTTTTAGGAAATAACATCTCACGACCACGGAAGTCGTTAATGTCATATGTG